CTTTAAGTACTCGTTTACTGTTATCACGCCAAGCAGGCTTAACATAATCTGCGTGATAGTAAAGTGCTGAATCTAATTGCTTAACTTTAAGTCCGTTTAACACAGCCTCGGCAGCCGCTTTTGAGTCTGCCCATGCACGTCCTTTTAACTCTACCCAAGCACGTTTCTTTTCTTTAGTCCAACTAAATTGGTCTTTGCTATAAACAACGTCACAGATACGTGTACCCCAATATTTGGTTTTAACTCGATTAATAGTAATATTACCCACAGCAATCTTACCAGCCATGTCCTCAACGCCTGCTTCATAATAGATATTACGAGCCAGACATTCTGCGTCATTCTTATTGTAATGGATTTTAATTGGCGCACGAGCTAGTACAATTTGTTTGATTTCTTGCACATCATCCCGCATACCAGCAACCTGCTCTTCTACGTTACTAATACGGTCACTAATTGAATGATATAGTGCGTTCGCACTAAAAACTGCTAGTCCTATTCCAATGTATAATTTAGTATTTTGAGCCATAATAGAATGCCATATTTGTTATTAATAAGTGCATTATACATTCATTTGATAATTTTGTCAATCAGATAAATAATTATATTGCTAATTAAGGAATTTAAAATGGCTATATTATATGTATTCACAGTAGATGACCCAACTAACGCAGGTCTATTTCCGCCGTCAGTTGCAGCTAGTGATTGGTTCAACTCATTAAACGAATATAACAGGCAACATGCTCTGGCAATGGGAGAACGAAACGTAACGATGTTATTTGCTGACGAAACAGCATTAAACACATATCTGTCAACTTATAGATGTACAGATGCAGATTTAATAGCTGATTTAGCATCTTGGAAATCTGCACACGGAGTAAGCTATATTAGCCAATACTTTACTCTAACTTCGGCAGGTATTAGTCCAACACCAATCATGCTTTAACAAGTTATAGACAATAAAAAGCCCGCAATTTGCGGGCTTTTTAATCAGCTTAAATTCTAATTAAGCAGTGAACTTAGCAGCACGTGAACCTTTAACGTCACGAGCAACAATACGATATGTTGCTTTACCTGCTGAGTTTTCATCAGTGTAGATTACCAAACCAGCATCACGCATTTCTGAAATACGAGCTGACAATTTGTTAATACCGTAGTTTGCACGTGCTTGTGCATCAGATAATGTACGACCTGTACCACGTAGATATTTCTCTAAGAACGCTTTTTGATTTGTTACTTTAGCTAAATTTGCCATGTTATTGCATCTCCATTTAATTATAAAGAACTTAAAACTAGCTTAAATTCCTAAGCATGAGCATATATAATACACTCTTTTTCGTTGGTTGTCAACTACTTTTTTGCCTATTTTTGCCAAAAATTACAAAATTCTAGGCATTCCAAAGTCAATACGTACTTCTTGTACGCTATCAACTCTAAAACTACGCCAAGCCTGTTTGTCTAAACACCAAACACTTAGTACAGATTCATTTGGTTGTTTGGGCCGTTCAGTTTTGTGTTCGTATTTTGGCACAATATCCTCACGTAAAGTACAAGGCATTTCACGTACTTCGCCGTTCACCTTAGTAAACTTTACTGTACAGTTTGCGTTTTGTAGTGCTTCAATAATTTCGTTACGAGTTAAAATCATACGATTCCTTTCTTTTGATTCAGTAAATGCGTCACTATCCCAACCTAATAACATTAGTCGCGTTCCTTGCCAAGCTCTCGCCAAACAACTTCTTTAGCCTTTTGCTCAACGACTTTTTGCTCCAACGAATCTACAGTACGTAGAATGTCCTGCATGAGATCACCAATGACTTCATAACCTTCTTTGGTTAAGTAGCTGTATTCACGCCCAACATCACTGTGTCGCCATAGGCGTGGATTCTTTGTTATTTCTAATAACGCCCCGTAAACTACACTTTTATTAGCGTCCTGCGCTAGTTTATAATTTTTCGCCAATTTCAAAACCCCTAAAATGGAGGAACCTAGGAAAGCGTAGCGAGTAAGTGCCATCTTGATTTTGCGTAATAGCATCTGCACGAACCTCTACTAGTTGCCCGACCAACTGATCGCGACTTGCCCAAAACCCAGTGCGATCCCCATCAGTGAACCCACTGCCAACATTAACACGTATGGCTTTGCCGTCATCCACACCTTCGCAGACCAAAGCGCCAAGACGATCCACATTCCTGCCAGTTCCTTCTTCAACATCTTTAACCTCCAGGGTTACTTCAATAAATGGTTTAAGTTTAAGCCATGCTACGCTACGCTTACATTCATACACAGCCTCTGGATCTTTAATCATGATACCTTCATAGCCGCCAGCAATAGCTTCTTGATTGATCTGTTTAAATCGTGCTTGCCCTGCAGGTTCACGCAAATCAATAAGCTCTTGTCCTACCACAGTGATATTAGGCGCATGTTCTGCAACTTGCTGGTACCAAGCCGCAAGGGTAACACTACGATCAATTTGTCTATGCTTGCCTTTACCTTCTTGAAACTCTTTAAGTGTAACCAAGTCAAACAAGTTTAACACAGCATCAGTTGATTGTACATCACTTTTACGGTGCACCTGCTTCATCAAATCCTGAAAACTTGCTGACATAATTTCGCCATCTAGTACAACTGGTTCAGCAAACATAAAAGCGTGACGTGCTAGTTGTTGCTCAACCAATGGAAAGTTTGCCAACGATTTACCGTTACGGCTAAAAAGACTAACAGCGCCGTTTGGATAGACAATAGCAATAACACGTACTCCATCGAGCTTAACTTCGACAAGTTTTTCTCCTGCCACTTTAGTTTCGTGATTGGCAGAATCATGAGCAAGTTGACAAGTAAACACAGGAATAATGTAATCTTTAGCATTGAGTTTCTCCACTACTTTGTTGATAGTTTTCTCACTTACACCACAGCGTAAGTCTTTGATTAAAATACGGCGGTACCAAAGATTCCATTGTTCTTTGGTTGCTTTCATACGTGCATGGGCAATAGCTGTTTGGGCATCGTTACCTGTGAGCTGGCGATTGGCTAATGCGTCTGCAAGTTGTCGGAAACCGGTCCAACTTAACCCTGTACCATCTGCTGTCGACTCAGATACAGCTTTAACACCAAAAGTAACCATAGCATCTAAGGCAAGACGACAGCCCTCAAAGAACTCTGTGTTCTGAGCTTGTACTTGCGCCTCAATGATTTGTTCTTTGTTTGTGCGGAGATTGTGTGTTTCTAATGCGCTAATTACTTGCCAAGGTTGATCCATAAATACGCCTATTAATTAAGTATAAGCGTATTGTACAGTCTTTTTAATAAATTGTCAAGTGATTTTATAGTCGGCCAACTACAACTTCGATGGTTTGGATACTATCATCAGTAATATCTTCAAGTGCTTTACCAATAATACAACCTGGCTGATATTTCGTCATGTCTAAACGTTCAGCAGCACCTTGTATGCTACTAGCAACTACACGGTCACCCTTGCGCACTGGGCCTTTTACTTTAGTTGGTACACGACCTTGTAGTGCAACTGCTACACCTTCTGCCTGAGCATTCATGTGGTACGCAGGGTTTGTAGATACTACGCCTGCGACTGCTGGATCGTGTGATTCTGTTGAAATTGTAACTTCTTTCACGCCACCAAATACCAACACAGTACCTGGAATATAGTCACGGTCTGAGGAGTAGGTTTCAGCCAAGTCAGCGTAGGCCGCGTTAACAGCTTTGCCCCAGAATGCACTATACCAAGCGGTGCTAGAACCAACTGAATAAGTATTGCTTGTTGTTGGTACTATGCCTGCGGTATTCAATGTACCGCCGACGTAAATAGCACCATCAATACCCATACCACCGTTGATAGTTAATGCACCACTATTTGTTGATGTTGACGGTCGGTTGCCACTAATATGTACTTTGTCACCTACAACGATGTTACCCGAAGCTAGACTTAAGCCCCCATTGCGGATTCGAACAGCGCCAGTGCTTGTGCTGGTTGCAGCTGTAGTGCTGTCGATAATTAGTTCAGAATTACTTGCTATAATAACATCAGCTGTGCTAGTACCTTGGAGATATAGTGCCCCGCTAACTGTGCCAATATTACCTGAATAGATTGTTGGTGCTTTAATCTCACTAGCACTAATATTACCTGTAGTGTTGAAAAATACAGTACCCGGGCCAGTTTGTAAAACATTGCCCACAACACTGTGTACACCGCCTGCTACAGTAACAGCACCAATGGTGGTGTTACCATTGACAGTTAATCCATTAAACACACCAGCACTTGCTAATACGTTACCACCAAAGTTACCAACACCTGTGGTCACTACAGAACCAGCACTTACCTGACTCGCTAAGACGTTTGCTGAAGTATTAACGGCGCCAGTAACCTTAACATAACCACCAACGTTAATATTTTCAGTGATACCCATACCACCAATGAGTTGCAGTGCACCTGTAGCAGTGCTAGTACTGCTAGTACCAGTTGAAATGATGATAGCACCGTTCGCTACAATGTAGTTCATTGTAGCGATGCCACCAAGTGCGCCACCACTATTGTACTGCATAGTTGTAGTTACGCCGCCAGGAGTACTACCACCACCCCCACCGCCAATAGCGGCCCAAACGTTTGAATAACCCTCAAAACCGTTAGTATCAGTGTTAAACCGTATTTGTCCAGCAATACCACTACCTGGACGTTGTAAGGTAGTGCCTACAGGTATCTGTAAGCCGCCAATGGCATTAATCTGTACATTACCGTTTAGTACGTGTTGAGCACCGGAAATAGTCAAACTGCCTGCGTTAATATTACCAGATATTGTTAGTATGCCGCCGTCAGTTAATGCGAACGGGATAGCGTTATAGGCACTGTTTATAATTTCTAACGATCCAACATCGTTTACGCGGAACCATTTGTTAATGTTTGTACCACCACCACCATTAGTTACACGTAAGAAATCGTGATATCCTGCACCGCCTTTAGTAACGCTACCAGCTATAACAAGAGCACTGTCTGTGCTTGTTGAACCTGGGTTTATAGTAGTTAATCCATTAACTGCAAGATTGCCGTTGGGGTCTAACTGCATTCTAACAGTGCCGGGAGTAAACCAGCGGAACGTGCCGTAGTTATTGTCTATCTGCCAATTTTGAGCTGCCACACCATTAAAGAAACCAACTCTCGGTGTAGGTGCACTTGGACTAGCATTACCTACATACACACCAGCTGTGGTTGTAGTTTCATTAAACTGGCCATTAAATCGCCCCGAACCAGTGGGTACAAGTAAGTTACCTACTGTAACGTTGCCTGTTGCTGTAATAGTTTCTGCAACTGCTAATGATGTTAAAGTACCAACGCTAGTAATAGCTGGTTGCGCCGCGGTACCTAAGGTACCAATTAAATATGCAGCAGTAACATTGCCACTATATCCTGCAGAAACCGCAGTTAAGTTGCCTATGCGTAAGTTACTATACCAAGCATTAGTGAAGTCAATGGTTGTAGTTGGCTCTGGAATCACATTAGCAAACAATTTCCAAGTACCGTCAGTAGCATCACGAGCAAATCCTGTATGTTGATATCCTGGATTAGTAAATGAGCCTACAAAACCAATGTCGAGTACATCTGCAGTATTGTCTGCTGCTAGATAAATTAAGCTATCACTGATACTTAAACTATTAGTGTTAAATTGAATAGCATTACCAGTTAAGTAAATATTACCTGCTAGACTGATGTCACCTTGTACATTTAAGTTACCACCAATACCCACACCACCTACAACTTGTAGAGCACCAGTTGATGGGTTAGTACTTGGGGTGCCTTGAATAAGTTTTAAACCGATACCTGCTTTAAAACGTGCCTGCTCTTGACCTTGGTTAAATCCGCCAGTTGAGAATACAATGTCGTTGTATAACCCGGTACTGTCTGTGCTAATAAATAGGTTACCGCCAGTTCCAGCACCGCTAGGCGCTGACATAAACAAGTAGCCGTCGTTTGCACCGGTGATTGCATATTGCCCACCTTGATTTGTAAAGTTTTGTCCGGTAATGCCAAGGTCAATCCATCCGCTGGTATTGTCACCGTTTGGTGCGTAAGCGATAAGATCAGTACTAGCACCAACATCTGTGTTGGTATTTTGAATGCCAAACTGCACCCAACTGTTTGCTGATCCCGCAAACCAGCCTGAAGTATTTGTAAATGCCGCTACGTTGATACCAGCAGATTGTCCAACTGTTAAAATGCCGCCAATTACAGTATTGCCCGCTATACCTGCACCACCGCTGGTTCTTAATGCGCCAGACGTTGTAGAAGTAGTAGCCGCTGAACCATTGGCATAAACTACACCTGCTGATTCTACACTGCCTAGTTCTGCTGCGGTAGCAATAATATTGCCGGTTACATTCAAATAACCAGTCACTGACTCGTTACCATTAACGGTTAGTCCATTGAACACACCAGCTGTTGCTAATAAATTACCACTGGTATTAATTTGCCCTGCATTTAATTGTGCGGCACTTATGTTTGCTGAAGTATTAATGTAACCGTCAGTGCTGATGCTACCAAAGCGACCAATAGCCGCCATAATGTTGCCCGGTGTGTTAAAGAATACGGTTCCTGCACCTGACTGTTGAACGTTGCCTACAACACTGTGTACTGCGCCTGCTGTAGATATAGCACCTATGGTTGCGTTACCAAATACAGTAAGTTGGCTGGATAAAATATTAGCCGCTGTGTTGATTAACCCACTAACTACTACACTACCACCTGTGTGTAATGCGGCACTTACATTGGCTGAGGTATTAATGAATCCATCTGATAAGACAGTACCAAAGCGGCCAGTTGCAGCCATTATGTTGGCCGAAGTATTAATTAAGCCATCCGATAGAACAGAACCAAAACGTCCAGTTGCGGCCATGATGTTGCCAGGTGTGTTATAATAAACAGTGCCAGCACCACTTTGTACAACGTTACCAATAATACTATGTCCCGTACCTGGCGTTGTGACTGCGCCTATGCTGGTATTACCATTAACTTGTAGTAGATTAAATACACCTGTTCGTGCTAATACGTTGCCGCCTGCATTAATTACACCTGTAGTAATTACTGATCCTGCTGAAACTTGACTTGCTAATACATTTGCTCCGGCGTTAACATCGCCTACAACAGATAATCCACTACCACCAGTAATTTGCCCTAATGAGCTTAAACTTGATCCAGCGACTAAACCGTTACTTGCTAAGTATGTAGGTGTACCTGTACCGCCCACTGTAAACTTAAAACCCTCTGCAGGGTCAACACTGATCTGACTACCACCTAAATCAATGGTACCTGCACTAAAATATCCAACGTTCCATCGAGCGGTTGGGCTACCAAAGTTATAAACAGCATTGCCTGTGGGTAATATATTAGCACTAACATAAATGTTATTAGTTGTGCCGCCTGCAAGATTACCAAAATACCAATCAGCAGCTACGTTAGCATATCTGGTTAGTGAAATATTACTATTAGGCAATCCAGTATCTGTAGTATATGCAACTGTTAGTTTATCAGTTGATTCGTTCCAATATAGCGCAACATTAGAACTTGTGCCACTGTCACGATTAAAGACGAACCCAATGTCTGTATTTGCAAGCGTTGATCTAGCATTGACTAGAATTAGTGGGTCAACGATCCATTCAATTGCAGTATCAAGTTGATTTATCTTTGCGCGAGTTAAAGCCATTTCGATCTCTTAAAGTTTAGTGTATTTATCAAAAAAATAGGACCCGAAGGTCCTAAGTTTTTACTAATTTAAGATTAGTGTTTACCAATAACTACTTCAATAACTGCGTCACCATTTGAATCAGCAAGAGCTTTACCAATTACCGAACCTACACGTGGATGCGATTCTGCACGAGCGCGACCGCCTCCTGCTGATACCATCATATCACCCTTCTTAACAGGACCTATAACTTTAGTTGGTACACGACCAGTAAGTGCTACAGGAACAATGAACTCACCTTCCTGTACAGCATTCATCAAGTACGCTGGATCTGTAGAAACAACACCTGCTACTCGAGTACACATGTCTGTGTCGCATAATGATACTTCATTTGCACCACCAAAGTGTAAGACTGTACCTGGTTCATATACAGCGTCAGCTACGTAATTTTCTGCCAAGTCAGCGTATTGTGCATTAACAGCTACTGACCAAGTTTTTTGCCACCAGTAGGTACTGCTACCTAATGTGGCCAAGTTACTAATACCAGGTAATACGTTACCTGCTACAAGGTTGTCCCAAACCACTGCGCTGAAGTTGACTTCACCAGCAGTTGGTTCTGGAGCATTACTAAATAATTTCCATTGATTATCAGCATCATCACGCACAAAACCAGTGTGTTGATATGTGTTGCCTGTACCGCCTGTGAATTGGCTGTAAAAACCAATATTGTAACTATAAGGATATGTAACATTAGCTGTTAAGTATAGCAACGGATCGTTAACAGTTAATTGACCATAGGTTGTTGCGATCAAGTTAGCAGTATAAACGTTACCTGTTACCCATAGGTCTTTGGCAATACTTGCACCACCCATAACTTGGAAGGCACCTGTAGCCGGACCACTTGCTGCGGTTGTTTGTGTAACACGAACGTTACCACTATATAGACCATCACGACCTGGACTTAATTGAATATTAGCATTAGCATAAGTAACACCATATTCTGTTGGCATCGCTAGGCCAGTTGCGATTGTTAAATCTGCACCACCTTTACCTGCTGAAATTAAGTTTGCCGCAAACACCAATGGCCCTGTGCCGTTTGGGCGTAGGCTGATTGGACCGTTTGAGTTAATACTTTCAATGTGGTTAGTACCAATTTGAATGTTACCTTGTGTAACACTTGGTGCACTAACTGTTGCTACAATAACCGCGTCGTTGTTGTCAGTTGCGTCACGAAGAGATAGTTTACCGTCACCATTATCACGTAATAGAACGTTACCAATTAAGATTTGTTTACCTACTGGAAGTGCTACGTTACTTGTTGCTGCATCGATTGTCAAGGCCCCAACTGTAAGGCCGTTATGTACTACGAAATTCTGATTTGCCATGGTTCCATATTCCCCAAAAAATAGCTAATTACAGTTATTTATCTAAACCATAGCCAAAAAAATAGCGGCCGTAGCCGCTATTTTGTGGGATTTTGTTACATCATTCCCATTCCGCCCATTTGTGGTTGAGCTGGTTCTTCTTTAGGAAGTTCATTAATCGCACAGTCCGTAGTTAATAACAGACCAGCGACACCCGCGGCATTTTGTAATGCACAACGAGTTACTTTAGTTGGATCTACAATACCCATATCCAACATGTCACCGTAGGTATCATCACTAGCATCAAAGCCGTAGTTGCCAGTACCGTTGGCTACACTATTAACTACAACACTAGCCTCACCGCCTGCGTTTTCTACAATACTACGCAATGGTGCTTCGATAGCACGTAGAACGATATCAACACCCACTGATTGATCGTGGTTTTGACCTTTTAAGCCTAACACAGCTTGTTTAGCGCGGATAAGAGCAACACCGCCACCTGGAACAATACCTTCTTCTACTGCGGCACGTGTAGCATGTAGAGCATCGTCAACACGATCTTTCTTCTCTTTCATTTCTACTTCAGTTGCTGCCCCGACGGAAATAACCGCTACACCACCAGCTAGTTTAGCCACACGTTCTTGAAGTTTTTCTTTATCATAGTCGCTAGTAGCCGCTTCAATTTGTGTGCGGATTGTAGCAACGCGAGCATCGATATCAGCTTGTGCGCCGGCACCGTCGATAATAATTGTATTATCTTTGCTTACTTCAACCCGAGCAGCACTGCCTAGATCAGCTACAGTAACATCTTCTAGTTTCATACCTAGTTCTTCAGTAATAACTTTACCGTTGGTTAGGATAGCAATATCTTGTAACATTTCTTTGCGACGATCACCAAACCCTGGTGCTTTAACAGCACATACGCTAATAACACCTTTCATCTTGTTAATAACTAAGGTAGCTAGTGCTTCACCTTCTAGGTCTTCACAGATAATAAACAATGGACGGTTCGCTGTACGCACGCCTTCTAGTACAGGAAGAATATCTTTGATGTTTGAAATTTTCTTATCAAAACACAAGATATAAGGATTGTCTAGGATAGCTACCTGTTTATCCTGTTGATTGATCAGATAGGGGCTAAGATAGCCACGATCAAATTGCATACCGGTTTGTACTTCAAGTTCCATTGCTAATGATTTGCCATCTTCAACAGTAATAACACCATCACGGCCAACATGTTCCATTGCCTTAGCAATAATGCCACCAATTTCTTTGTCGCTGTTTGCTGAGATTGTACCTACCTGTTCAATTGACTCTGTTGTTTCACAGGGAACTGAAATCTTAGCAAGTTCTGCTACGATAGCAGTTGTAGCAAGATCAATACCACGTTTTAGGTCCATTGGATTCATACCTGCGGCCACAGCCTTGTTGCCTTCTTTAACAATAGCCTGGGCTAGAACAGTAGCAGTAGTTGTACCATCACCAGCTTGGTCTGCCGTTTTGCTAGCTACTTCTTTTACCATCTGCGCACCCATATTTTCAAGTGCGTCTTTTAATTCAATTTCTTTAGCTACACTTACACCATCTTTGGTAATGTGTGGTGCACCGTAGGCTTTCTGAATAATTACATTACGACCTTTTGGTCCTAGTGTTACTCGAACAGCGTCTGCTAATACATTAACACCGTTGATCATTGCGTGACGAGCACTCTCGCCAAATTTTACGTCTTTAGCTGCCATATCTTATTTCTCCTCAATAACTGCGTAGATTTCTTCTTCTGTTAGGATCAAAACTTCTTCGCCTTTGATCTTAACCTGTTGACCTGCAAACTTACCAAATAGTACCCGATCGTTTACATTAACACTCATAGGAATAACATCACCATTTGGGTTACGTTTACCTGGTCCTACTGCGACCACTGTACCTTGATCTGGTTTTTCTGCGACATTGTCTGGAATGATTAGACCTGATGCGGTTTTTGTGTCAGCGTTTTCACGCTTTACAACCACACGGTCGTGTAGAGGATTTAATTGCATTGTGTTCTCCTTAATTAAGCAAGTAAAAGTGTTTCGCCCGATAGGCACGAAACTGCTGGCCTATACCATTAATATAGTATACACTAGCAGAATTATTTATGTCAACTGTTTTGATAGATAATTTAACAATGATCGTTGCTCTTCTTTATCATCAATGTCGTTGAACATATCAATAATAGTAGCACGACGTTCTTTATTAGAATTTGTGTTACCTCTGTTCTCGTTAACGCGACGACATCGAATACGCATGTTCTCAGGAGCATCGGTTCCGCCAAGGCTTTTAGGTATAATATGATCTAAATTAGGAACATGTAGATAGTCTTTTGTAACTATGTTTTTACCTCTAGCCCAGTCATAATAATATGTGTGGACACCGTCGGACCAACTTACCGAATTTTCTTTTTGAGTTTCAATAAACCAATCTGCTTGGTCTTTGGTCCATTTATACTTCTTCATGTAGTACCCGTAGATAGCTAGTTTAAAAAGTAAGTATGAGTCTGTAAAGTTCGTACAAGCGTAACCGTATAACGATTCGTTATAATAGGTGTCGTCGTCGTTGCCGGTATGTAGACGCCGTGCTTGTATATTTTGATTAATTTCAGCATGAATCATATTAAGCCTTAGGCATTACGTAAAATGATCTAAGTGCATCTAGTACATCTCTACCTTGATAGTTAATTGGCGCCCAGGTTAAATCCGGACTAGATGTTTTACATAATTTAAGAATACCGCCTGCGATTCTACGAGGTTCTGGACAATCCATATACAAGTTTGCCTTGCTAGAATTGTCTATAAAGTCAGCAAATGCTTTCTTAATATCTAAGTGCATGCCACTCTTTTTTGGATCGCTGTATTTGTATAATAATGCTTGTTGCACAGCCCAATCTAATTCTGCAGGATTTTCCCAGCTACCATTGTTAGTTTGTTCACGTAAGAATTCCATTAACCCCCAAGCATTACCGGTTGCCAATGTTGCTTTAGAAAATACACTACAACAGATACTAACAGCACGTTCATAAATGTCAGCACCATATGTATCGTAATATTTGATCATGTTACCAACACCTGTGCATTCACGTGCTAGTGTTTCTTCTTGACCTTTTTCCACAAAACGACTGCCATATCGTGCATGAATATCAAAAATGTGTTCACACTTAATATCATCTGCAATAAGATCTGTACGACCTTCTGCTTTACGCACTTGATTTCTGCGTACTTGAATGCGGAACTCGTCAAATGGACTAGCTGAGAGGGTGTGCAAGTTATCGGTAGCATATAGGTCTACGTCGACACTCTCTAAGTCACTGTCTACCCATTCGATTGGAACTTCTCTAATTCCCATAATAATACAACCAACAGTACGATGTTGCCCGTTATTTAAGTTAGCTGTGCCATCAGTGAGTTTTCGTGCTAGGCCCATAAGCACATGATTTGGGTCAAATTGGAATAAGATATCTTTTAGTAAGTGTCGTAACCATATACCACGTTGTACTGAATTATTTTTATATGCTTTACTTACCGGAAAGTAATGATCTGGATGCCTGCGCATAGCGCGGTTAGCTAATGTTGGACACCAATCTAAATCAATACCATTGAGTGCTTGTGATTGCTGTAGCACCCAAAGTACCTTATTGGTAATTTGAAAAAAGCTAGGTCTATTGCCTAGATCATCGGTTTCAACGTAGTCGGGCACTTTGTCCAGGATAGCCTGCTTTTCTTGAGCAGTTAATGTACTAATATGTCTACGTTGTGCCTGCGGTCCAAATACCTTAATAAGGTCTTGGCCATAAATTTCTTTAGGATCTTTATCTGGATAGCTCATATATTTTTCTTTCTTAGTTGTTATCTTGCAAATTGTATTATATTACCAGTTAACCAAAATGTCAAGCATTTTCTCTAATATACTGTTTAATTTGCTCAGCTGTTAACCAAATACTTTTAGAGCTAGCATCTAACGGTAGTACAACTTCAATGGTACTACGCTTTTGACTATGGCGTCCGCTATAGCCCTCTACTAGTTCTTTTTCTTTTTCTGTAGGACTATCAAAATGCACCCCAACTTTCATTTCTTTGCTAGTTTTATGAATATAATGAGACCCTCGACTAATGTCACGGAACCAAAGTGTTATAGTTCCTTTTGCTCGACCTGTGTCATCTTGTTCACCAAGGATATTCCATTCACGTGCGTATACATTAACAAATTCTTTAAAATACCGTAATGGGCGAGAATCTTCGACTTTAATAATTTCTGATTCATTAAATAAACACGGGACATATTCGCCCTCGTCTGACCATTGGCTCTTTACAATGTGTAGATTTTTATGTCCGTTGTATTTTCGGCGAACATATTCCTTACGTTCACGATTAATTTGGTCTACATAATGTTCGTCGATTGATTCACACATTAACACAGAACCAAGTACTGTGATTCCTTTATCTACTAGCTTATGTGGATACCCTACGGTTTTGTTTACATGAGTTTGATCGGCGCGGCCGCCTAAATCCTGGTGCTCAAATACGATAGCTTCGCCCTTAGTAGTAAACCCCACCACGTCAATTGACCCACCCGGGATACTGTATTCATTGACCGCACGAATAACGGTTGGCAAGCCAGCCAATGCGGTGATCTTATTAAGATTATCGAGGGCATTTGGTAAACTTTGTGTAAACTTAACTTCGCTGCCCCAGGCTTCTTTTAATGTTTTCATAATTGCCTTTCTAAGTAATTAAGTAACATTATACTATCATTTAACCAAAATGTCAACCAAAAAGAAAGCACCCGAAGGTGCTTTCCTAATCGTTGGGTAACAAGGTGATTAGCCCCGGACGAAGCAGTTTCTTAGGCTGCTAATGCGAATACTTCATCGTTTGCGATTAGATTCAATTTAACTTTAACGTGTTATTTCCACGATTCTCCAGTAGTCTTTTGACCTCAATCGATTCCAGTTCACCCACACTAAAGATACTTTTTCAAATACCCTTAGTGTAGATGGCGGGAATTGAACCCGCGTCTTGAACTCATACCTCTACCTTCAACGAATTTTTTGTGTCTTACCCTTAACAAACCCAAACGGTATATCTAAATTCTTATCTAACTTTATATTAGATATACCATCAGTTATCCACATAAATCTTTTACCATATTGAGAATTCTTTTCACCTTGTTGATGATTAGACTCTTTCATAGTATCTTTCATTTTTTGAATTGCATCATCAGTTTTTGATAATCTAATAACTTTTTTATGATGTTCTGGATCATTAAATGAACCCTTTCTACCCGCTTTATTTTGCAAACTAACTCGTTTAGCCCATGCTTCTGCAAACACTAAATCAGATTTCATTTTCTCTGAAAATGATTTTCCACCATATTGTCCTAGACCACCTATTGCTAGATTATACGTATCATCTCTTTTAATAAAATCTATATTTACAAGTTCTTTTTCTTTATCATACATCTCATCTTCTGATAAAAACTCTTGTAATATTTCTTTCTTAAAATTGTCAATACCATATTTTTCTATAGCATCTTTAACAACTTGTCCAGAACCCATATAACCGTCATTTAGATTGCTAGTTTTATGAACTCCAATATAAATTTTATTATTAATTAGATTAGTTATTTTATAAATGTAATAATGCATAGTTTCTCCTATACATATATTTATAAAAATAATACTCTCACCCAATCGAAACCTGGCCATCTCCACCAAAAGCATACTACCCAATTTATCGATATGGTGCTCATTGAAGAGCTATAATATGCTTTTGGTGGACCTGGCGGGAATCGAACCCGCGTCCGCAATGCCTTAATGAATTAAGGTTTACGCTGTTATTTTTTCTTTAACACCCTGCGT